CCGATCCCGATCACGCAGGCGCTGCGCACCGTGACCTGGGACACCACGATCGCCCGCGCCATCGGCGTCTCGGCGACCTACGGCACCTCGTCGGCGAGCAACACGGTCAAGACCAACAGCTTCACCGCCGTCCTGCTGAACTGACCGCCACCCTCCGGCCGCTCGGGTAGGAGGGCGCACCGTGTCGCTTTCGTGGCCCGCAGTCGTCGGGACATACATCAACATCACCGTCAACACGCTGGGGGCGGTCGGCACCGGCGACTACACCGTGGTCGCCCTCACCAACCTCAACGGCGTGAACCACGGCGTCGTGAGCCTCGGTGCCCCCGGACCGTACGACTACCAGATCTTGAGCGACACCGGGACCTGGTTCGGCGGCGGCGATTTCTCCGGCTTCGCCGGCACGCCGGGCGCTCCGGTCGTGGGCGACTGGCAGATCATCGGCCAGTCCAAGACCAGCGGCGCCAACGCCTACCGCTGGCACTTCTGGGACTACACCACCAACTCGGCCAAGGTGCACACCGCCGGGTCGGGCACCCACGCCAACCCGGGCACGATCACCTCGATCCGGCTCGGTGACTCCGAGAACCGCGGCAATGGCTTGATCGCCGCCATCGCGATCTGGAAGCGCCAACTCTCTGACGCCGAGTTCGACAGCCTCTGCACGTCGAACCTGTCCGACTGGATGGCCGTCTCCGGCGGTGCGCCGGACGCCATCTGGGCGATGAACGTCGCCGCCGCCTCCGTGGTCGACGGCACCGGCAACGGCAACAACGTCGCCAGCGTGGTCGGCACGATCTCGGCGGGCGCCGACCCGCCCGGCTTCAACTACACGCTCACGGCCACCGCGGCCAACGTGAGCGAGGGCCGCAGCATCCCACCACCGCACCTGCTCGACCAGTTCGCCGCGGCCCGGCGGCAGGCCTTCCAGGACAGCCGCACCCCGGCGACGGTGACCGGCACCGCGTCGGCCACCCTGGGCGGACTCACGGCCACCGTGAACGGCACGCCGGTGTCGACGGACGCGCGCAACACACAGCCTCCGGTGCCGCCGCTGCCGCTGCTGCGCCGCTTCGCCGCCGAGCGCGCCCGCGCCTTCCAGCCCGACCGCACTCCCGCCACCGAACCCGGCGTGCTCGCCTCCGCTCTCGGCGCGCTCGCAGCCACCGCGGCCGGCACGCGCACCGTGGTCGGTATCGAGACCGCCGCCCTCGGCGCGCTCACCGCCTCGGCGACCGGCACGCGCACCGTGACCGGCGTGCTGACCGCCGCCCTCGGCGGGCTCACCGCCACGGCGGCGGCCGGCGCGGCAGCGGTCATGCAGCCGGGAACGGAGCTCTGTGGCGCGCTCGCCGTCACGGCGGCCGGCACCCGCACCGCCACCGGGGCCACCGCGGCCGGGGCCCTCGGCCGGCTGGTCGCCACCGCGACCGGCACGCGCACCGCCCGGGGCGCCACCGCCACGGCCGCCCTCGGCGCGCTGAGCGCCTCGGCGGCGCAGTCGACAGGCTCGCACCTGGCCGGCGAAGCGCATGGTCCACTGCCCTCGACGCTCGGCGCGGTGACCGTGCATACTGGCTCCATCGCCGGAGCGATCACCTAGGAGACGTCGTGCAGAAGCCCAGCGTAGGACGCATCGTGCTGATGCCGGTCGACGCGATCAATCTTCCGTCCAACGGCGCCGAGGTCGTCCCCGCCATCATCACCCGCGTCTGGTCGGACAGCCTGGTGAACGTTCAGGCGTTTCTGGACAGCGGCCCCGTGGTCGCCAAGACCTCGGTAAAGCTCTACGACACCGCCGAGGACGCGGCGGCCGGAGCGCCGAGCGCGCAGCGCGCCTACGCCGAGCTGCGTTGCTACTGGCCTCCGCGCGTCTGAGCGGTACGCTGAGCACCGACAACTGAAGATCATCACAGTGGACTCCGGGCCGGCACCACACATGGCCCTATGGCAGAATGCGAGCCGAGGTGCCTGCTGGTATCTGGTACTGCACTCGTGAGTCCGTCAAGACGGCGCTGAGCGAGGCGGAAACGGCGCGGACCAACGCGCAGGTCGACGCGGCCATCGAGCAGGGCGCGCGCGACGCCGAAGGGCTTTGCCACCGCGAGGTGGACGGCTTCGCCCCGCTGCTCGCCACCCGCTACACCGACTACCCCTCGCGCGACGGGCGTTCGCCGTCCTACCGCGCGCGCTTCGGCCGCGGGCACTACCTGCTCAGCGCGACCTCGGTCACCGTGGACAACGGGGCGACCACCCTCGCGCCGGCCGACTACATCCTCCGCCCCGATGACGGCCCCCCGTACACCTCCCTGGAGGTGAGCCTCGGTGGCAGCGCCTCGCTCGGCAGCTCGACGACCTGGCAGCGCGCCATCGCCATCACCGGGCTCTGGGGTGCGGAGAACCGCCGTAAGCAGATCGGCAGCCTGAGCGGCAGCCTCGCCGGCACCACGAACGCAACGGCCTCCCTCGCCTGGACCACGGCCCGCTTTGGCACCGGCGACGTGCTGTTCATCGACAGCGAGGCGATGACGATCACCGACCGCAGCTACGTCGACAGCGGCGTGAACCTCGGCGGTTCGGGCCTCACCGCCGACGATGCCGACACGACCGTCAGCGTGGCCGACGGGACCGCCTTCGCCGTCGAAGAGATCATCAGCATCAGCGGCGAGCGCATGCGCATCGTCGAGATCACCGGCAACACGCTGTCGGTCGTGCGTGCCTGGGACGGCTCGCAGCTGGCCGCGCACACGGTCGGCGCCGACATCTACGCGCTGACCGGCATCGAGCTGGAGCGGGCCGTGCTCGGTACCACGATCGCCGCGCACAGCAGCTCGGCCGCGGTCTACCAGTGGCAGGTGCCCGGCCCCCTGGCCACCCTCAACCGCGCCTACGCGATCAACGTGCTGGTCCAGGAACGCTCGGCGTGGGCGCGCGCGATCCAGGTCGCCAGCGACACGGCGCAGGAGGTGACCGGGCGCGGCATCCGCAAGCTGGAGGACGACGTGATCCGGCTCTACGGCCGCCGCGCCCGGCACGGGGCGATCACATGATCAACATCAGGGCCACGGCGTACGGGCCGCTCTTCGACGGCCGGGCCGCGGCGGCGATCGCGCACGCGGTCGACGAGGCCGAGGAAGAGATCGCGACGATGGGCGCCGACCACCTCAAAGGTGACCTCGGCGTGCCGCCCTTCAAGAACCCTACCGGCTGGTACGCTTCGCACATCACGCAGAAGCGCCTCGGCGCGGCGTGGGTGGTCCAGGACAGCGGTGTGATCTACGGGCCATGGCTGGCGGGCACGGGCTCGCGCAACTGGCCGGTGACGCGCTTCCGCGGCTACAACCATTGGCGGCGCCTGACGCAGTATCTGCACCGCATCGCCAAGCCGACCACCGAGCGCATCATCGCCCGCGCCCTGGCGAGGCTCTGATGAGCCTGCCCATTCGCGAGGTCTTCAGCGCGCTGGTCACCCACGGCCGGGCAACCGGCAAGATGACGGCCGTCGTAATCGGCGAGTACATGAACCCGCCGCCCGACGGCTTGGTCATGGCCGTGTTCCTGCGCCCCTTCGGTGTCGCGCTGACCGGGCACGGGCTCGCCGCGACGAGCGGGCACATCGGGCTGACCATCCGGCTGTACCACCCGGCGCTCTGCAAGCCGATCAGCGACCGGGAAATCAAGATCGCCGAGGGGGCGGACGCGCTGCTGCGCCGGCTCAACGCGGATCTGGACCTCGGCGGGCTCGTGCGCAACCTGGACATCCTCGGCGAGATGGGCGAGGTGGCGACCTGGACCCCGGGCTACGTCACCATCGACGCCAAGGTCAGCCGCATCGCGGACTTGCAACTGAACATGATCGTCAACGACGTCTGGCCCCAGGCCGTGAGCGGGTAGGAGGAAGGCTCGATGACGAAGACGCACGGCATGGGCGATCAGCTGTGGGTTGGTGGGGTCGACCTCGGCGCCGACACCAACAGCCTGAACCGCATCGCCGGCGGCCCAGCCGTCCTGAACCTCACCGACATCACGCAGAGCGCCTTCGAGCGCCAGGGCGGCGAGCGTGACGGCGGGATGGACCTCACGTCCTACTGGAACCCGACGCGTGCTCATCCCGTCTATTCGGCGCTGCCCACCTCGGACGTGGTGTTCACCTACGCGCACACCACGGCGATCGGCGGCGCCACGGCCAACGTCGTGGCCAAGCAGATCAACTACGACGGTGACCGCGCGACGGACGGTGGCTTCCTGCTCAACGTCCAGGCGCAGGCCAACGGCTACGGGTTGCAGTGGGCCCTCCAGGCCACGGCCGGCAAGCGCACCGACACCGCGGCGACCGCGGCCGGGTCGGTGACCGCACTGGACCAGGGCAGCGCGTCGCCCGGTGCGTTCGGCGGCGTGATGTGGGTGCACCTGTTCGCGTTCACCGGCACCTCGGTCACGATCAAGCTCCAGGAGAGCTCGGACAACGGCGCCGACGCCTACGCCGACGTGGTCGGCGCGACGACCGGCGCACTGACCAGCGTCACCGCCATGCGCATCGAGCTCGGCCTGATTAACGTCGAGCGCTACCTGAAGGTGATCACAACCGGCACGTTCTCGAACGCGGTCTTCGCCGTCAGCTTCGGGCGGCATGCCACGTCGGTGGTGTACTGATGCGCGCCGCGCCGATCACCGACCCCTTCCGCAACATCCGGCGCCTGGTCCAGGCGCCGGTGCAGCAGATGCGCAGCTTCGTCGTGGCGCAGCCGCTCCAGACGCACTTTCGCCGCGCGACCTGCGACGAGTTCGGCTGCGACAACCAGCGCTTCGGCTGGACGATGGGCTTCGACCTCACCGACCCTGAGCGCCGGGCCGCCGCCCGCTGGATCAGGGACAAGTCTGGCCGCAGCTACACGCACGAGCTGCTGGAGGAAGGTCGCAAGGTCGTCTTCACCTTCTCCGCCGGGCAGCGGTGCTTCGAGAAGCACTGGTTGCCGCTGGAGCGCGACCCGTTCATGATCGTCCGGGCGGGGGACTTCCGCGGCAACCCAACCGGCTGGAAGCGCCGGCACACCTCGGCCGAATCGTTCGTGGACGATTGGTCGTCCGACCTCGACAAGCTCAACACGCGACGCAACGAAGGATAGGTGAACCTCGATGGCCAAAGGCTCCGGTCTCGCGTGGACGACGCTGTCGGTCGACGACAGCGGCGGCACCGCGCGAGCGATCAAGAACGACGTGCAGTCCTTCCAGTTCGCGCTGCCGCGCGGCGTGCTCGACGTCACGGGCGTCGACAAGAGCGCGATCGAGCGGCTGCTGCTGCTGGCCGACTTCTCGATCACGCTGACCACCACGGCGATCAACTTCGCCACCGCGCCGTCCTTCTGGGACACCTTCAGCACCGTGCCGTCGACTTCGGTCGCCCGGACCACGACGCTAGCGTTCGCCTCCAAGACGCTCGCGCCCGAGGTGCTGTACACCGACTTCAACGTCACCCGCGGGCAGGACGGCTCGCTGGGCGCCACGGTGCCCGGCGTCCTGGCGGACGGCACAGTTCCAAGTTGGTCATAGACCGTCTTGGAGTTATGATCGACACGTGAAGACGTGTCGATCATGCGGTGTCACCAAGCCGTTCGGAGATTTCTACCCAGCAAAGAATGGGATCGGAGGTGTCGCGGGGACATGCAAAGACTGTCGGAACATAAAGAACAATCAATGGACGGCCGGGAACCGCGACAAGGTGAACGCCGCCGCGCGGGCGCGGCGCGCCGAAGCACTCCGCCGCTACAGCGCAACGTCAACTCCTTCGTGCTCATGCTGTGGCGAAGCTACGATCGCGTTTCTCACGTTCGAGCACACGGCGGGCGGCGGCAGGCAGCAGCGTCGCGAAACGGGCGGCGGCGGCTTCATCTCGTGGCTGCTCGCCGCACAAAGACCGGACATCGAGGTGTTGTGCATGAATTGCAACCATGGGCGGCGTGTCAACGGCGGCGTCTGTCCTCATGTCGAGTTGACCTCGCTTTTGACGCCGACTTGGTCGTAACCCGGCCACAACTGACAATCAGGGGAATCCGTATGAGTGAGACATTTCGGCGTGGCCTGGTCACGCTGGTCTGGCCGGAGGATCACGAGCTGCACGGGCTCAAGGTGGTCATGCGGCGCCGGCCGTTCGCCGACGTGATCGAGGAGATCGAGTCGGAGTCGGCCGAGAACTGGAACGACCTCACACCGCGGGAGCGGGCCGAGCGCTCCCGCGGCAACGCCGCCACCCTGGGCGGGCTCATCGTCAGCTGGAACCTGGCCGACGATGACGGCAACCTCGTCGAGCTGCCGCCGCTGTCCTGGAACTGGTCGCCCGACGCCATCGCCAAGGCCAAGAACGACCGGGCCGACGTGCTGATCCGGCACTGCGACCAGCAGATGATCGCGGACATGCGCGACGCCTACATGGCAGGGACATCGAGGATCTCCGTCCCTTTGGAGCCGAGCTCCGCGCCTGGGCCCGCTGGAGCTTCGCCGAGTCGACCCGGCGAGCCTCCGGCGCCGGACATGCCGGAGGAGTGGGGGCCGGCGGCGCAGGTGACGACGAGGCCGATGGACCACCCGGTCTGAGCCCGAAGGCGCGGGCCCTGCTGTTCCTGCGCCGGATGTGCAAGCTGTACCACGCGCTGCCCTCGGCGGTGCTACAAGAGGACGGCGGGCTGCTGATGCAGTTGCTCGCCGTTGAGGTGATCGTGGACGAGGCCGAGGAAGAGCAAGCGCACGCGGCGCTCGGCGGCGGCGAGCCGTACGACGAGATCGGGGAGGTGCTGGGTGGCGACTGGTAGCGGCATCACGATCGTGGTCGACGGGCAGAACCGCTCGGCCGCTGCGATCGGCGAGGCGAGCAAGGGCATCAAGACCGTCGGTGAGGCG